TTGCACCAGAGATAAAAGTTTTACCTCCTGCTGAATCATCAATACCAATGTAACAACCGCCAACAAATTTATCTGTACCATCAGTTTTTACATCTAAATCAGTAGCTGCTGTTTCAATGATAAAAGTGAAAGTAGCACCTAAGTTGTTAGTGTTGTTTGGATCGTTGCCTGGTCCTGTGCCGTTAGCATCAGCTGTAGCGTCAATCGTTGGTAAAGTAAATTTGCCGTCTGCATCATTACACGTTAAAATTCGACCTGCGTGGTCTGCAACTGTTAGAGTTGTATCTGCTGTTAAGCTTACTACGTTTCCAACACCTGCTCCTATGAAACCGTTAATTGATTTAACTGGTCCCTGAAAAGTTGTTTGTGCCATGTTAACCTCCTATGGTGTATAGCCCTCGTCATGTAGTCTCTATACCGTCTGCCTAGTCAGTCTACACAACTCAATTAATCTAGGTACATAAGTTATAAAATAAAAAAGGCGGTCTCGCAACCGCCTTCTTCACCTAAGAAAGATTTAGTTAATTCTTATGAACCTTGAGATCCGTATACACATCTAGGATCTGAGAAACCAAAGCTGTATCTTTCACGTGCTTTATATCTCATGTTTCCTGTATCGAAATCACCTTCCATGCCAGTAGCAAGGGCAGCTCTTACGAAGTGTTTGAATCCATTAGGAGCATCAGTTTTGATGAAGTATGCATCAGTATCTGATAGGTAGTGGTTAACCACGTATCCATCAGGTAGCATACCCATGTTTCTAAGTGCGTTGATGTCATTATCAGCAGTACCAACTCTTAGAGTAGAGTTTAACACTCTATCAGCTACAAATTGAATGTTTACTGGGATGATTAATTTTCTTCCCTGCATTGCAACTTTTAAGCCTCTTTCGTCGATAAAGCCTGCAATGTCGATCATCGCTTGCTCTAATGAGGTTTCGTTCAAGTCAGCATCAGTTGAACTTCTGTTTGAGAAAGTTCCACCTAAAGCAGTTGGGTGTGCAGTGTTTACAAGAGAAACACCATCACCGCCAGCAGTTGAGAACGCATTGTTTAATATGTTCGCTGCTTTTACTTGCTTTGTGTATGCCATTGAACGTGCCAATGATTTTGTGTAACGAGCCGATAAAGTATCGTACAAGTTGTCTTCGACAGCTTCCTCAGTTAAACTGAATGCTAATGCAACAGTTTCGTGAGTGTATCTAGCAGTGAAAGACTCTTGCGCTGTATCAAATTGTACAGCAGAACCTTCTTGCTTGACTGCAGCTTCACCGAAGCCAACTAACATTACTTCTTCTTCAAAAGCTCTGTCACTTGTTTCATTGTCAAAAATTTCCGCATGCTCGTTCTCATAACGAGAATACTCCATACCGAACAAGGCGTTTAGGCCTGGTTCTAGCTCTTTCGCCAGTTGGGCTCTATTAATAGCCATAATACCCTCCTATTATACGCCTGCAGTACCAGTGCCACCATTCATAACGTGGTTGTTAATTTTAACTACCAAGTCACTATTGTTAGCAGTAGCATCATTACTTGGCGAATCATAAAAAGCGATTAATCTCACTTGATGAGTCGCAGTAGTTGCTAAGGTACTTGAATCTATTTCTACACCAGAAATACCCGTAGTGGTACTTCCAGAGCCGAAAACGAGATTTGCGTTTTCGTTTAAGTTTGCAGCGACCGCATTTGCGCCAACAGAATCTTGTTGTGCAACAAACATTTGATCAGGGTCGTCTGCTACGAATGCTATCGCATCCCCTGGGGATAACGAAGCTGGAAAATAATTTCTAAACGTCGGTTTGCTTGTAGTTGGATCCGTATAGAAACAACCCATAAATACGCCTAGCAGTGCATCACTCGCAGTAGCTACTTCAACGGTACCGTCATTTTTATATTTAACGGGGTCGCCAGTGAAGATCGCAGTGCTTTGGTTGTCACCTATAGAGTATTTAGTAGTTCCAGTTGTTCCACCTGGAGCCGAACCTACTTTAGCAATTGGACGTAAACCGAAAGCGGCATCAATATTTGCCATATCAGTCTCCTTTTACTTATTCAGAGACATCAACCTAACCATTAAGATTTTTTGCCTCCAAATGTTACTCTGCTCTGCCTTTCCTGATGGATAGGCATGCTAGGATGCTCTTCTTTATGGAGGTCATTTTCAATAGCTTCTGTCTTTTGATTAGTAAGATTTCTGAAATATTCATCTCGGTCCTCTTTCACCTCTTCTGGACAGCGCATTAAAGCTAACCCACCGATGCCAATTACACCTTTGTATTTTCCGTCAGCGATAGATGGTAAATCCAATCTATCGGGATACTCATCTGCTTTCACAAACTCATATCCGCTTCGTAGTCTGCCAATGACATTTTTTTCATCAGCTTGCCCACGAACCTCAAGTCGTACCCACCTGTGGTGAAAACCTTCTGGTGGTTCTGGTGCTTCTAAATTTGACGGAGGAACCCATCCCCTCGGTCGAGCGTCCTTTTCACGGGTTTCTTGTTTGCGTGATAGGTTTTTTATTCCTCTAGTACTCATATTAACCCTCCTTCACGTGTTTTGCGTACTCTTCAAGTGGCACACCAAGTTTTTTTGCAATAGCTACCTGTGAGGGTGTGAGTTTCACAGTGCGGCGCCCTGACGGCGATTTTCTTACAACTCCAGCAACTTTTTGCTTCGGTCGACTTACATCCCCTCCATCATTAAATTTATGGGGAAACTCTTTTCGTATTCTACGATCAATTTCAGTATAATAGTCATCGTCTCTTGCGTCAATACCTTCTCTTACAAGTTGATTATGAATATCATAAGCTGTGTAGGTCATGGCACTATCCGTTCCAAACCAATCGTTTTTCTCGGCCCACGCTACAGCTTTAGGATCTGGTTCTCTAGCTTGCTCATTTTCAGGTTGTTTATTAATTACTTGTTCAACATCTTCTTTAGGAGCATTCTCCAACGCTGCTTTTCTTTGAAGAGCTTTAGCTTTCGATACTTTTAATCTCTCATCCTCAATTGTTAAACGAGCTAATTCCTGTTGAGCAGCAACTTGTTTTTCTACATCTTGTGCATTTATAGCTGCCTCATAGGCTCTTTTTGCAAACTCTTTTTGAGTTTTAAGAGAACCTTCTCTCTCCACTAACATTGTGTCATTTTGAACAAGATTAGTTGAAGTTATCTTATCATTCTCTTCTTTTACTTTTTTTGCGTAATCAATAGCTGCTTGCTCTCTTCTTTCAGCTTCACGCATTTTCTTTGTAAGTTTATCAATACGTCTTTTTACTGAGGCAGAATACTCTTCAAGCTCTTCTTCTTTTGATTCTTGTTTAGGTTCTTCTTGTTGAACTTCTTCAACTTGAACTTCAGGCTCAGCAGTTTGCTGTTCTACCTTCTCTTCTTTTTTATCGTCTTCTTTTAACTCCACTTCGACAGGATCACCAGAAGTATCTATCGGGACCATTTTGTCATTTTGTGTTTGTACTTGCATAGACTTCTCCATGTTTATAAAATGTTAGCTGGCAATATGTCTCTTGGATCATCAACGACAGCCAGTATTTCATCTTCGTTAACTATCCGTAGCTCGCCACCATCGATCTTTAATCTAGATCCAGCATAGCGAGTTATTATAACCCAATCACCCTCTTTACACCAAGGACCATCAGGGTATCTCTCTTTATCTGTGTAGCATAAAGAACCTGTCTTTAATACTTTACAAATGTTTGTTGTTATTTGTGATTCTTGAATTGTGTCATCTGTTAGATGAATGCCACCTTTTGTTTTACCTTTTAATTTTAAAGGAAATAAAACTATTCTCCAGCCTACTGGCTTTGGAACTTTTTCTAATTCGTTTTTCTTTTTCTCTGCTTCTGCACCATCCCAAACGTGTTTTGGTACAATTAACTTAGGTTTAGTCGTCATCATCTCGCTCCATTTTTCTTAGCAGGTCAAGGAGTTCCTGTTCTGCTTCTCTAAGACCGTGAAGCTTACCAGTCAAATACCGATAAGTATCCCAATCTTTTACATTATTACATATAGCTTCTTTTGTAGCGTCTTGTCTACTTTTTAGTTTATCTTTGAAATAGGTAAATAAATTTTCTATGCGCATGATTTCATTTGATCCGATAATTTTTTACAGCGATTTGGAGTTTGACGATTCCATCTCGAGTCCAACATTTCTAAACTCGCGCCATTAAAATCTCGGTTCTGCAGGCATTTCCACATATTTTTGAACTTGGACACGCCTGTAGGGCCAAGCTGAAACACCATCTCGGTGATGGTATGCTGCGCTAAAGTAGGCAAATCAGTTACACCATGTTTTTCCATAAGTGTTCTAGCTTTACCTATTGCAGTTTTTAAATCTTTATCAAATACTTCTTGTAATTCTTCTTTAGTGTATGTTTTACCGTCTTCAAACTTATCTTCATGCACCACTTTATGGCCCCAGCCAATTGTACGGAATCCTTCCGTATCTATGTACACGTGATCTCTAAAACCTTCGGATAATTTTACGGAACCAGCTAATTCGTCGTAAGTCATTTCTTCTTTTCTACTCCTTTAATTTTGCCTTTATTTCTTGATGCATAAAAAACTTTTTTGGCATCTTTGCCATAAGTCTTTTTCATGGATTTCATTATCTTTTTACCCTTTTTTGTCAAGGGCATTACTTGGCAAGTCCTTTAGTTTTTTCGAAGGAGCGAAGACCCGCGACGCCGAGCATTGAAGTGACGATTGCTAGTAGGGGCCCAGTCTCGATGGCAGGCGGTACAATATCCATACCTGAAAATTTTGCATACCATTCAATACAGGGGGATAAGATAAAGCTGAAGAATAGCGCTAGTGCTCCGCACCAGCCAATCGCTGGTCGCCAGCCAGCAACGAATACGCTGCGATGGCTGGCTTCCTTTGCATTAACATCTAATTGTTTTTCTGCAAGCTTTTGTTGTAAGCGTTGCATTAGAATTTTTTTATCTAATTTTTCTTCCTCACTTGTATGAAGTTCATCGACAACTTTTGAAATAGTTTCTAGGGCTCCGCCTTTTCCACCACCAAGTAAACCGCCGAGTAGATTAAGCACTATGCTGCTCCGCCTGTCATCCAACTAATTACCCAGATGACCACGATAGCTACAATAGCCGCCTTGATCCAATCCTTCATTTTCCAATCCGACCATTCTTTAATATGGTCCCATAGATCTTTCAGTAGATTCATACTACCTCCTTGTTTAAGTGGGGGATTATACTATTTTACGCCTTTGAAAGCTACCTTTTTAATTTGAGCCTTACTTGTCTGCCCTTTTGGTCCACTTCCTTTATTCTTTTTGTAAACAAAAGGAGAATAAACAACTGCTGCATCTGATACTGCAATAGCATTTGGAAAAGGATTTTTTTGAGGTACTTTAGTCATTTTTGCGTTTTTAAATTTCATTTTCTTGCCTTTCCATAACCACGTAGAGCTAGTCTGCCTGCTAAACCACCGACTTTCATGCCCATTTTCTTTAAACCATTTATTTCGCCACCCATAGCTTTTTTATTTTTTTTGGTAGCTCCTACAATTCTATCTGCTTGTGTGGGATTAGGGTTATTGTCAATGCCTGCTTCTACAGACAACATTCCAAACTTAGATTTTTTTCCCATAATGATTAATGTATAGTTGGTTTTAACAGATTTAGCAAGTCTCTTCCGTTGTGATCCATAATATTATTATATTCCTGTTCATTTAGGTTATTATGATACAACATTTTAGCTACAGCCATCATTGCACCCGCTAAAAGTATCTGTTCTTCGTGATTTGTGACCGCTGTTTCAGAAAAATTCATCAATTCGTCAAAATATTGTTGTAATTTATCGGTTGCGGTTAACATTTTTGCCATTTTGTTTAGATAGATTAACATTTGCTCTTAATTGTGCAATATCTTCTTGTGAATCTATTCTATCTTGTGCAATTTTTGCATTTTGACGTAATTTTTGTTCATCTAAACCAATATTTGCCTGATCAACCATCGCTTTTCGCTCTATATCTTGCGCTCTTAGGTTAATTTCTTGTTGTTTTAAGTCTACAAGAGGATCTCGACCCATTTCTTCTAAAGCTTCAGCTTCTTCTTGAACCATTTCATCAGTCATCTCGGCAATTTTTTCTGCAACTTGACTTTCTATTGATTCTTGAATCTGTAATTGTAGCTCTTGAGGTATTTGACCACCATATTGAGCAGCTAATTGTTCCATTTGTTGTCTAGATTCTTCCTCTACTTCTTCTCTTCCTTGAATACTGACGTGATCCATGATGTGAGCTTGTAAAATAGCCATGACTTGAGGGTTATTTTTTACCAAAAATGATGACATCAACGCTCTGTGAGCATCAATATGAGCCATGTGGTTTTGTCCTCTAAACGCTACCAGCGATTGACCCGCTAAAGCGGCTGCATTTTCTGTTCCTGGGTCCATCGGTTGAGGCTGTTGAGGAACAGGAAGTAAAACATCAATGTCTTTTACACCTAAAGCAGCGTACATTCTTCTATATGCTTCGTACATATTGTGTGCTCCAGGATCAGCTTGTGCTAATTGTAATTGTGTTTGTGCCAACGTAACACGTTGAGACATAGAAAATATGTTTGGATCAGAAACAGGAATAATATCTATGTCATCACTAAAGTCTTCTTGTTTTAATCCTTTTAATTGTTCACTGCCAACTTCATAAGGATAGAAAGGAGGTAGTGATTCAGCAAATATTCTCGCTAATAATTTAAATTCTATTTTTTGTGCATAGTGTAGTCTTTTGTGTATAGCACTCATGACTCTCGCACCACGTTCCATTAACGCCATTGTTGTGCCAACTGGAGCTCCTGCTTGTGCGGCGTCTCCTATTTTTTGATCAGCAATCGCTGCAAAACGAGATCCTGCTTCTACACAAAATCCTAGTAACTGAAATAATGTTTGACTTGGTTCTTTGTAAGGCAAAGGTAATAACCCTTCACGCAAACTACCACCAGGTGCATCAACATCTCTAAACTCTCCTGGTTGCAGAGGCGAGTCATCATCAGCAACTCTTAATCCCCTTGCTTTGAAACCAGCGGGTAAGTTAGATAATGTACCTGCGTCTAGTAATTGTCTAAGTGCAGCAGTAGCAGTTCGTGATAAACCACCAAGCATGTGAATAAGACCAAAGCCATAAAAACTAAAACCAGGTAAAAATTTATAATGAACAAAATATTGACGTTTTCTTTTGTTTCCATCTTGCTCGTTGTAGTTTCTGTAAATAGATAAAACATTAGATGAACCTTCATCGATGGTAACAATATAAGGAACTTTAATTCCATCATCACTATCAATACCTTCAATGTTTAAGTCAACATGCATTTCCAACAATAGATAGTCTTCATCACGATAACTTTTTCTAACACCTGATATTTTTGCTTCTTCCTCTTCAAGAGCAGTTTCGTTATCAAGAACAGATAAGTCTACATCACGGTACATTCCTGCAACTTGCATTTTACGTACTTCATTTTTTGTTCTTCTGATAACATGTGTTACTCTTTCACAAGAAGGAAAGTCTGTTGTTTGATAAGGAACATACAAGTCATCACTAGATACAAATTTAGATACTGCTCTTCCAAGTCCTTAATCATAATAAACTTTTTTAAAAGCAGAACCTGATAACGGTAGATAAAATAATAAAGAATCCATATCTGGATCATACTCTTCCATCTCGTGTGTAATTTGATAATTCATGTATTCTTTTACACGTTGAGCTTGTTCTTCTTTTTGTGTGGTAACGTTGCCTATAATCTGTGTGCTGACAGGTCCGTTTGGTGGTAATAATTCTTTATAGGCTTGTGCTTGAAATTGTGTGATAGCTTCGGACAACATAGGGTGTGTCACGGAGCTTGCACCTTGGAAAGGTTGAGATCTCTCGGTGTATTTAAATCCTAAAAGGTCTAATCCTTTTTTGTAGGTATCTTCCCAATCTTTTCTCGAAGCTTTGTCATCTTCAAAGGCTTGACGTAACTCACTAGAAATATTTTGTAGAATATCTTCATCTAGCACTTCTGCTAAATTCATATCAAAAGTTGTTGGTATCTCCTCTATTTGCTCTCCAATAATAGCAGAGCCGTCTTCCATCATTTCAACTGTCCCTTTTTCCAAAGAGTCGTTTATTTCCATTTCAGTCAGTTGCTCTATTGCTTCTTCTTGAGCTGGTACAAATCCTATAGGTTTTTCTACTGCCATTATGCTACCTCAAATATGTCAATTAATTCTGGAGTATACACCACTCCTCCTTTTTTTCTATGAGTTTTATGTGGTAATAGCATCTCTGGTGTAATTTTTATAGCAAAAGATTTTCCCACATTAGGCACCTCAATAATTTTAATTTCTGAATTATTTTCTTTTGCCGCCTTTTTTAATATTTTTTCCACCGTAGAAGTGTAATGTTTGCCGTTTGGATCAACACTATTAGGGCCACCATAAAATTCTTCCGTGCCAATTCCTTTCATTTGCTTGGTTCGTTGTGACAGTGGCACCGCAGTGCCGCCTGATTGTCCGTATCTATTTTGTACAGGGTTAGCTGGTGTTACCGCATACCATTCCGCTGCGCCGTCTACTTTATTAGGTCCATATAATCTTTCAGCCGCTAGGTTTAAGTCACGCTTAATCAATGCTGAACCCCATTCCATTCTATTTTTAAATGGCACGTTAGGGAATAATTTTTGTAAAGATTCTTTGCTCATCGCTGTTTCTAAATCTGATAATAATTGTTGTTGTGTAGCACGCGCTTCTTTTGCTTTCGTCACCAACTGTTTATCAGGGCGAAGACCTGCCTTTGCTAAATCTTCCAAAACAATTTGTGTTTCTGCATACTTGTTCATAAACTGTTGCATCTCTGTTTCGTTTTGAAATATAGGTCTAAATACAGATTTATTTTTAATAAAATATTCTGCAATCTCAGGATTAACATTACGAAAATAACCACTAAATCCAGCTTGAGATGATCTTATTGCTTCTTTTACGTAATCAATATTTTTGTCCATAAGATCACCAAGCTCTTCTCTAAACTTTTGTTCCATTTGTTTTGCTTGTTGTAAAATATCAGACTGTATCTCATCCGCAAAAGTGATGGTTACTTCTTGACCTTTGGTTGATGCTTCCATTTTCTTCAAACGCGCGGCATCTTCATCAAGCTTCATTCTAAACTGTAAAATCTGTTGTTCCAAAGCTGGATCAATACTGTTAAGTTTTGCCATGTTGTCGGCTTCATTTAATATGTTTTTTACCTCTTCTGATGTTAAATTATCAACATCATCTAATTCTATCAAACCATCTCGGTCTAATCTTCTAAGTGCAGAAAACTCCAATCCTTTTAATTGTCTATCTAATGTTTTTTGATTACGCTTCAATGTGCGAATCATGGCAGGGTCTACTGCTTCTTCAATCCCTTGCGGTGTTTTCTCAACAGGTAAGGTTGCGGTGCGGTCCGTTTTCCGCGACCAACCGATCACGTATCGTTCTTCAAAATCATGAACACTTCCTGGAATCTTATCAGGATCAAAAGGAATTTTGTTAGCAGGAAGATACAACACATCTTCTCGGTAACTATCAGGTAACGCGCCTGGTTCTTGATACCCAGGATATTTTGCATTCTTAGTTCCACCATATGCAGGATTACCATACGTTACTGTATCAATGCTACGCATTGGTGACTGACGAATAATTTCCAACATATCCTCTTTAACAAGGGGATAGTTATTCTTTTTGGAGAGCTCGATGTAACGTGTTAGAATATTATCATCAACTTCTGCTTTGGAAATTTGTTTAGCCTGTAAAAAATTTAAAAAGTCATCTGCTGTTTTAAATTGTTTTGGTGTGTTGGGGTCCATGAGCCGTGCTTCGAGTTCCGAGTAAAACATGCCTTCATTTGGCTCGGGTGAATCAGTAATTGTTTTCTTTGTTTTTACACTCCCTACACCTGTTCCACCTGCAGGAGGTGTATCAATGACATCTTCAATTGTCTCTCCTAAAACTTCATCCTTAGTTCCTATTTTATTTTTAATAGCCTCCATCGCTTTCTTCGCAGCTTTGGTAAACTCTTGTGTTAATGTTTTTGCTTTATCTTGGTTTGCCACTGCCCATATAGGCGCTTTACCTAATAACTGTGCTGTTTGTACTTCTTCTGGTCCCCCTGCTACTGTTGTGTCTTCTTCGAATATATTGGTCTCGAGCCCTGGCTCACCGCCCATGGCCTTACGATCAACCACTTCTGGTTGTGTTTCAAAATATTCTTTACCTCGGATACGAGGTGGAGAGTCGGACTCTAAATCTGATTTTTGTATAGTTATCACGTTATCTTTTTCAATGTCCTCTATTACTTCATCTCTATCAGGCTCGCCTGTTGTAGTTGCTAATCCTGCTCCAGTTGCTATTATTAAATTTCTAGCAATTTTTTCACTTACATCAGGTCGTGGTAACAACTCCTTAACAAAGCCAGCTCCTTTTGTTCTAATCATATCATGAACCTGCCCTACACTATAAGGGTATGCCTGACGTAAAGCTGCGTAAGCTTTTGGAGATTTATTAGCTAGTAAATTAAGTCCTTTAACAAAACTAAGAGGTCCACCAACAAAAAGTGCAGCGGCGGTATCAACATAACCAAGATCCTCATTTGAATATTTAAATTTAGGAAATCTTGGCAATGTTATTCTATCATCTTCCTCTTGTTGAAACATATTGTAAACTTCTAAAGGTAGAGACGCTACGTCTAATACAACATTACCTGTCTCTGCTGCCACATTAGGTAAAAATTTTAAAGCATCCAAAGCAGCCTCTTTATCCTTTTGTATCTGTTCTGGTGATGTTTTAAATTTTCTATAATCTTCTGATTGTTTTTTTAAATAATCAAAATACTCTTGCGAGTTTTTAAAATCTTGTTCTTGAAAATCACTAAATATGTCAATATTTTCTTCAGCCATTGTCGTATTCTAACACTTCTTCAATCGAAGCGAAACCCCCTTCTTTCATACCTGCTGGTCCTCTTACGTCTGAAACAAATCCATAAACTCTTGATAAAGGAGATTCGGTGCCACCTATAGGATCAACAATTCTTGTGGTAACATTATTATCAATCATCTTCTGTTCTATATTTGCAATATTGCTTTTACCTGTTCTATAAAAATCTATGATGGCATCATATAAATCAGCCTCTAATTCTGGTTGTATTTTTATATTTGTTTCTTTAGGTAATAATTTTAAGATACCTGGATCTGCTCCTCCAAATGCCATAGCGTCTGACATCAATATATTTGGTGTTTGAAAAACACCGCCCTTCATCGGTTTAACAGTGGGAGGTGCATCTATTGATCTAAATTGTTTGAAAGGATCAGGCACTGTTGAGTGCAGCATATGTGATAGCTGTGTATCTTTCGGCGCTTTTTTCTGCATCTTTCTAAAATTAATATATCCTTGAAAGTCAGGATCCATTTTCCTGTAATAGTTTGGAGAAGTAGGTGTGAAATAATTTACGTCATTTAAAAAATTAAGAAACCCATCAACATCTTGCATAGGGTTATTTGTTCTGAAATCATCAGGTCTTGATCTAAATAAATCAAACATGAATTGATCATCAAACTGTAAATTTAATTTCTCTTTTCTCTCTAAATCTACTTTTCTAAATTTATTTCTGAATTGTTTTTTTAGATAAGATTCTTCAAATTTACTTACATTACCCTTCGCTATATTATCGGGAACACCAACTTCACTTTTTATTTCAGTTCTGTAAGCTTTGTTATGATACGGATTATCAATATCAAATTGAGAAAAAAGTTTTGGGTATCGTTGTTGTAGAATAGGTAATATTTTTTTGTATTCAAAAGGATCTCCTCCTAACTGCACCACTTCTTTCATCGTGCCATCAAGCTGTTTTTGTTTTGTTCGGGGGGCAGCTGCTATCATTTCATCAATGACTGTTTTAAAAGCGCTTTGCATGTCTTTTTTACCTGGAGTAAATAAATTTTCTTTTTCTCTCCATTTAGCTAATATTGCTTCTTTAATAGATTTTTTACCTCTTTCACTTTGAGAACTAACAGCCTTAGCTGCATCTGTATCAAGTTTTGATATAAACCCATTTTCTCTTGCATTTTTTTGAAACTTTCCAAACTTATCTATTCCAACTTCTTCCTTAAATTTTCTTAGCTCTTCAACATTACCATCAGCTATAGTTTTTCTATACCACTCAGCAAATGTTTCCATAAACTCATCATAGCCATCTCCGAAAAATTTTTTATAAGGTACTTTTTTTGGAACTGACTTCAGTACGTTGAGTAGATAGGCAAACATTAGTTTCTTTTTAGCGACTTAAAATTCTTTTTACGTCTATCTAAAACTTCCAATAATTTTATTTGTCTTACCATTTGTTGTGCTTGTAAATCACTTGGTGATCTGTTTAACAACGAAGATGCTGGTTTTACCATGCTCATTACGTTTTTCTTAAATTTACTATATTCCATTAATAATACTCCTGTACGCCTACAATGAGCCGTGGCTCGTCTTTGTAGTCTGAATCTAATTGTATGAAGTTCCCCTGACGGAAACGCAACAACGCTTGTGTTGTTGAATCGACTAAATCATCATGATCACCATACGGGAAAGCCGCACATTCTTCAATAACTTCTTCTGCCCAGCGGTCGTCGGTTGCCCAGACTTGACCCGCTTCGAAGAGTGGAGCTACGGAGTTTACACGTACATGCTTATCATTGCCCTTACTAGGCGTATAAGTTACTACAGGAATTCCTAATTGACGTAGCTCCTGTGTTAAGGGCATACCAGAAGCTTTCGCTTCTATCAAGATTGTTTCAGGTTCCCAGTATTTATACTCATCCATGGCAATCTCTTTTAACTCAGGAAAGTCCCAACGTCCCTTGCGCATCGCTAAAAGGATGATGTTCCATGGGCCGTGTTCCACGGGTTTAAATACACCCCATGTGGTTATTGCACTAAAGTCCGCCGTTTCTTTTTTACTGAACGCTGTATCATAACTTTGTATAACGTGAGCTAATTGTGGAATGTCATCTTTTGGCCATATTTGCCACCACTCTCGTTTAATGATAGATCCTTCTTCACTTGTCGGTGCTTGTTGCCATTGTGCCTGCCACTTCTGTTCTGACAAAGAAGCCTTGACTCCTTGTAGTTCTTCCATTTTCCAAAACTGTGGCCATAACGGTTTGTCGTTCAAGACGGCTGGAAACTCGACCACTTCCCACTGATCGGCGTGTTCGTTTGTTTGTTGTGCTAATAATTTTCCCGTAAGATCCTTTGTGGACCAACGAGTCATAACAATGACAATAGCGCCTCCAGGCTGTAAACGTTGTCGAGGGCCAGAAGTATACCACTCGTAAGCATTATCCATAGCAGTTTGGCTAAGTGCGTCTTGCTCAGAATGAGGGTCGTCAATAATAAGTAAATCGGCACCACGACCAGTGATAGCACCGCCAACACCAGCAGCAAAATATTCTCCACCAGAATTGGTGGTGAAACGTCCCGCCGCTTTTGAATCTTGTGATAAACTGACATCAGGAAATACATCTTTAAAATCTTGTTGGTCAAAAATATTTCTTACCTTTCTACCAAAGTTATATGACAATTCTGCGGTGTGTGTTGTCTGAATTATTTTTAACTTTGGCTTTTGTCCTAACATCCACGCAGGAAACAAATTAGAAGCGAACTCAGACTTTGTGTGTCTCGGTGGCATATTCACAATAAGTCGCTTAATCTTTCCACGTGAAATGTCTTCAAATTTTTTTGCAATAATTTTGTGATGTGAACCTGCAACGAACTCAGGCCAAACTTTTTTTACAAAAGTTAGGAAGGAGGAACGGGACTCCTCCGACACTTTTAGCTGCATTTCCCTTAATTGATATTTTAATACTTCCGTTGGGATTTCAGTTTTTTTCATAAAAAAGTTATATCATAGTTTGTGTTTGTGTAAAACTCAAGCACTAGGGTAAACCCCACGACTGACGCCCGAAAAGGGGTGGTCGGGTGTTCGAGATTACTAAATCTAGTTTGTGGTGGTTTGTAAGTACCTAGATGTTGTGGGTGAGTGTATCACCTAAAATGCTCAGGCTGCCAGGAAGCTGCTGCTGCATCACCAGGAGTGTGCTGCTGCCTGGTTTGCAGCGTGGTGATAAATAAAAAAGGGGGCTTACTAGCCCCCTCGCCGATCCTATAGGAAATAGTTATCGTGGTAATCGTTCATGTAGTTTTGACATTATTCTCGAGAATAAGTTCTTAACGTATTGAGGGGCGTTAGGGTCAAGTATTACTGACTCAACCTCTGCCTCTAATACTTTATACAACGCTTTCCAATTAATATTATCAACGTGATTAGCGGTAATATCATTGGGATTAGGATTAGCAACTGCATTATTATCAACTGTTCTTAGACCAAAAGTCTGCTCAACAACTGCTAACCTTCTTGATAAGTCGTCATCATTATTCGGCATTTTGATTTCTCCTTTCTTGTAGTACAAGTACTACAGTCCCATTTTATTACAACTAAATAGTAGTCCATGAATCACTAAACTGTGGATAACTTTTATCTTGACAAACGACCGACCAACTCCCCCCGTAGCACATTCCTAACTAATACTATAGCACGGCGACCTCTGTCGTGATGTAATGGAAATGCAGACGTAAAAAA